GAGCAAAAACTCATCAAAAATCAGCGTTGTTATATTTGGGTAAGATATAGATTTTTTGTTGTTTGCTGTAGACAATACAAAACCATAACCGGCCACATCGTCCTCAGTCCATTTTGTTTTCTCGTCTGCTGGTTTCAATCTGATATAAAATTTGTCACCCTCGACTTTCATTTCATAGTCGGGGTACTCCCACGCAATATCCTTGAAAAATTGCTCCATAGGTTTTTTCAAATCTTCTTTGTAACGTCTGATATATCCGAACTGCTCTTTCTTCTTTATGAAGTTATCACACCCGTGTTTCTTTGCCCCGTATGTTTTACCACCGCCACGATTACCCACAATAAAATTCATCAACATATTGTGTGTAAGCGTTCGTCCTATATCCCAGAATATACTTCTATCAATTTTCATAATCATTCACTTTCTATATTTCAATCCATTTTAACTCAGTGGGTCCGATTTTTCCCTTTTCCCATATAAACCAAGCGTGATCCATCGCGTTTCCTTTAAATCCTTCTGGTTTGTTATTCTTTGAGCAAGCAACCCGACCTGTAAACACATAAACTCTATAAGGTGGAATTTTTGAATATATTTCCTTATATCGTTTCTTTCCTGAAAGATAATTTATTTTTAAAAACATAGCAACTTTATTTCCCATTGGTATAGCATCAAGAGAATTCAATATAAATTCACTAGTGTGTTTGTATGGTGGATTTGTAATAATATCCCCATTAAATTCATATTCACCCTTGAGAAAATCCAGTTGTTTGTCTTGATATCCTCTGTCTATCAAATCTGTTGAAAACACATTATATCCGTGTGCTTTTAATACCTTTGATAAATTCCCCTCACCACAAGCACACTCCCAGATGTTATTATTAAATGTTTCATATTTCAATAACATCTCCATTGCTTTTGGGTCTGTTGCGTAATAATCGTGTTGCTCTCTGATTGCTGTTTTACTGATTCCGTTTTGCGATAATACAGACATTAAAATCACTCTCCCAGAATAATAAAAATGGAGACAATAACAACTTGAAACATAGGTGTCAACCCACTATATGCAGGGTGGCTCTTCACCATTGACTCCCTGCATATTCTGTTTCATATAAGTCGAAATTATCTCCATATAACATTGTACTACTTTTTTATTGTAAAGTCAACATTATTCAGAATAGTTCCGCCCTTTACAATTTTAGGTTGTAGCTTTCCTGTATATGAAGCACCGATTTTGAAGTTTTTAAAAGTGACTTGTGAATGACAAGTAACAGGCATACCCGCAACAGTAACTTTCAATTCATAGTCTGGATTGGGATTCTCAACATCTTCTGTTGAATTTTCAATGTAGCACTTCTGTCTCAAGAATTTTGCTTTGTTAAATTTTGTCTCAAATTTCCACGCACCCAGTTTTGTATCATCAATTTCAAGTCCCTCGGGGAGTGAAAAGTCGTCTGATATACAATGTAGGCTGTCTGTGTCTGCATACACAAATTGAATTTTGCTTTTACCTGAATTATAATTATCTTTGATTGTTTGTGCTGATGTGATAGTTTTATATCGTGCGTATGATGTAATGAATGAAGCCATCGCAATATATACACCATCTTTTGTTTCTGGCTTACTGTCATAATAATGCACAGTATCATCATCTGGGTTGTAGTAAGGGATTTTTGATTTAACAGTTATGTCACTTCCAAATTTTCCATACAACGAATTCAAAAATAACTTTGAAATGAGATACAACCCGTGATTTCCTTCTAACTTTGCCTGTATTTTGTTATTACTCCATTTGTCGATATAATCGGTGAAGAGCCCTTTTGTTGCTTTGAATTTCCAACCAGATAGATATTCAATATTGTATACATCGTAATGCTCAAAAAATAACTCCAAATCAACAGAGTTTAAACAAAGTGTCAATTCTTCATTGTTTGAAGATGTGACATACTCATTTGAACGAAAAAATATTGACCCTTTAATCTGTATCGTTGGTATTTTTCCTTTTTTCAACTCAAAACTACATCTGAACATTTGAGTATATAACGGGTAGAATCCATCATCTTCATATTTTCCCTTAAAGAATATAGGTGTACCAAACGGGAGATAACAGTCATACATAACAGAAGGGTAAAGGGAATTGACATCTAATACAATTCCCTTTTTTAACACCTTTCCTGCAAATTGTGGGTCTAAGTAAGTAAAACCACCCCTGTATGATTGCTTGACGTCCTTGTGAAACGTTGGTGGTGGAAAATACCTTTCAAATGCTCTTTTGCTTATGAGCTTTTTATATTCATTCAATGCACAAGAACCAATAGTCATTTTATCAAGCCCTTGTGAGTAAAAATACTCAATAGCCTTTGCAACAATAACTACATCGTGTTTCAGATATTGTTCTTCTTCTGGTGTGAGTGGTGAACCCTCTGGGAGAAAGTCGTGGGATTCGTAATCAATCTCTAGTTTCTGTTCTGGGAATTTAAACGCTTTTGCGATTGCCTTAACAGATAGTGGAATGAGTTTCAATGAATCCTGAAAAGTAACCTTTTTGATTTTCTTTCCCTTTCTATAAAAAATAACCTCAATAGAATAATATAACCCTTTGTCAGATATCAATGTTGTAAATGTGTTTGACTGTCGGTCTTTAGGATCTTCAACGTGTTTGAACCCATTTTTAAATAACCAGTACAAAATAAATTGTCCGTCAAACTTTAAGTTATGGAAATAAACCTTCGGGTTATCTTTTTGAGTTTTACACCATTGCATAAAATCATCAATCGTAACACCGATAGAAATATTGTCTGTGTTGCCTACTTCACACACGGCATATGCCCACACTCTGCAATCTTCTGCCCTTGTGGTTGTTTCAAAGTCTGCAACATACGATTTCATTGTTTAGTTTCCTTTCTGATACTTTGGAAGCCAAGTCGAATGTAGATTTTCAACATAGCTTTGATACTCTGCATCGGGTTCTATTCCTTTTGCTTTGTCTCCTTTTTGCCCTCGTGGGTATACGTTCTCAAACGTTCCACCCTCAGCAAGATATACAGCATAAAAATCATCAAAAGACATATCCCGTATACCATCGCTGACCGCTTTTATATCCTCAGAATTGAAATTTCTCTCAATCTCTTTGATATAATTCTCCTTCAAAGCAATTTCTTTTTTATGCCAGTACAAATCCGATGATTCATTTTTCAGTACATCAAACTTCTTTTTCATATCAGCTCGTGACATAAAGGGTGTAAATGAGTTTATAGGTTTTAACTCATTTTTAGCAATAGAGCCCATACCAAGTTGTGAAAGACTATACCCCAGCTTTTCACCGCCAGCAGTCATTTCTATATTTTCAATCTGCTCTCGTCTTGCAACTCTCTTTCTATTTATAATAGAAGCCCTGCGGTTCATTTCCGTTCGTTGCCATTTTGTGATTTTTGTATTATACTCATTACCAGGTGCAACAACAAGAGTTTCACTACCCTTTTTTGAGAATCTACGGAGTGAATTAAGCTCACGTTTCAAATCGTTTCTTGTTGCTATAAGCTCTCTCATTGCCTTAACTGAGGTCTTTTCAGGTAAGGCATTTTTTAATTCTGGGTTTTTCTTTTCAAGTCTGCTGATTTTTGCGTTATAGTTTTTGACTACTCGTCTGAGTTCCTGGTTATCAGCATCTGACCATCTAATGTTATACAGTTTTGACATTCAATTTTGTCTCCGTCCTTAAAAATAAGAAAACCTCTTTTTTCTATAGTTTTATATAGTTTGAGGTCTGCCAGCATATGACATTGAATGTTTATATCAAATCTATTTGAAAGTGAAGTGTTGATTTTTTCCCTGTTATCGTTGAACTTCTCAAGAAATTTTGTTCTGTAAAGCTCACTTGAAAAAACATACTTAATAGTACAAGAATTATATTCCACACTTAACTCGTGAGGAGATTTGTTCAAGTCATATGCTATGTTTGATTTTGTAAGATAACTCATTCTGTTATCAGCTCCTTATTTTTCAGC